CATGGATCTTTCCGTCTGCAGCTACTCGTACGATTTTATCGGATTCGCCTGTAGTGGTTATATCATCCTTAGAAATATAGTCTTTCTTTACGTTGACGAATTTATCATCGTACGCATTGTATGAAAGAACGTCGCCATCCTTCAGCCCAGTTGCATCAATCTTTTTCCCCGCAACCTTACCGGCGTTTCCGGAAATACTGATATTGGCAATTCCGTCTGTACCCATTTTTACCAGTTTATCCGGTTCCCCGTTGTAGCTTACGTCCGCTTCCGTAAACACGTCTTTTTTCTTATTTACGAACGACTGACTAGCTGCATTGTACATAAGAACATCGCTGTCATGGAGCGCGTCAACATCTATAGGTTTACCCAGGATTTTAGCAGCTGACCCGGTAATATCAATATTACCTTTACCAGTCTCCTTATCAAGTCTCAAGACTTTGTTAGCCCCAGACGTAGCAACGTCATTGATTGAAACAACATAGTCTGCGTAGTTAAGCATGTCCTTAAAGTTAAGGCTCAAAAATGTATGCCAAGCTGCGTCACGCCATACATACATCTTATTTGTATCGTAAGCGAAATATACATCATAGGTAGAGGTACCAGTAGTAGGCTTGGCTTCGTCAAGCCCAAGGTAGAATTTACCGATATTGCCTCCATTTATGATTGCGCCAATCTCATTGGCATTGATACCAAGATTTTCCTTCATCTGTCCAATCTTGATCCAAGCGGTATTATCTTCATTGCGAATATAGATAATACCATTAGACGTATCGACGTGCATGCTGTATGCCGTGGAGTCAGATACTTCCATTCCCGCGCTTGCATCAAGACGCCTGAGGCGATTGATCAGCGTATAGATTACGCTCTCTTCGTTTTTTACTTTTTGTGTAAGATGATCGATATCATCACCATTCGGTGAATAGTCGATCGGGTTTTGTATAGACCACTCTGACATTGACTACACCTCCGCAATATCAAGAACAATAGAATTTAGTATGAGGCCGCCCATACTCCCATATCCTTTCACATCAATATATTTAGATCGGAATACATTGCGGCTCTCTTTTATTATCGTGTGCCTGCTAAACACTTTTTCCGCATTTCCATACACCATTTCCATATTTCCGTATACTTTATCGCCAGATGCATATACACCGCGGTTTCTTGCTGCCATCATGGTCTTAACCCTATTGCGGTATACCTTAGCATAGTTATGCCATACGCGGATAGTACGCTCCGACATCGGTATAGCCATGATTATCGCACCGCATGATATTTCTCCGGTATAGATAAGTGGTGAAAAGGGAATAACAGAAATCTGTGCGCGCTTGATAAGATAGTCATGCTGACTAACCATTCGTTTAGCCTGGAATTTCCATTCAAGCGGCAAGTCGTTATCGTAGAATATAGAATCATCCAGGATAGATATTCTATCGCTCTTGGCGATATATACCGAGTCTCCTATCGGTATGACATCTATTACATTGCTGTTGAACTTTCTTTTGAACCACCCCTGGCACACAAGATCGTAAACCATGACATCTCCGCTGCTGCCAATCAGCCATACCTGCGAAAGCTGAGGTACGTATCTTACGATTGCATTGGCAGGTAGTTTCTTGATATCGCTGGCAACCAATGTTGCTATATTGGCCGGCTTGACATCGCCGTACTGATCAGTAGTCTGCATGATCTGAACTTCGTTTTGTCCCAGTATGAAAGACCGGTCGGATACAGCGCAATACGAAAGTCTGCCAGAGCACTCCACGTTTCTGCTTACTTCGCTTATTGACCAATTTGGATAGTCCCCCGATAGACGATATACCCGGCGATTATCTTTAATCAGCAGTATGTCAGTGGACAGATTGACCATACCGATGAATTTACCACCATCTTTGTAACCGGCCTCTACGAATTTGCTGCTGGAATCAACATTGCTGTCGTCTGTCCAGTTCGTTTCGTCTCCAACGCCACTATACCGTACAGACGATTCGTCTGTTATCAGCACACGAGCCGAGCGTATATAGACGCTATTCGCGTTAGGCGATTCTATGGTTACCAATGTTTTCCCGTTATAGTATTGGAGTTTGCCGCCCGAAGCTATTAGCGTTCCATCTTCCCACGATGCAAACACAGGATACAGGTTTCCGGATAGTGTGCCAATGGAGTCCCCCATCTTCCAGTCTGATGGTGATAAGATATGGACTGATTTACCGGTTGTTACCAATATAAATACCTTGTTTATCGTGTCGTACGCTACAGCCTGTATACCATCAGCCCCAGTAAATACATCTCTGGTTCCGCTCACTGTTTTTAGCCTATTGGTTGAATGGTCTATCTCTACATTGCTTGATTGGTACAGTTGGTTGTCAGCTATACCTTCAACCGTAACGGATGTATTCAGCCCACCGGAAAAGTCATATAGCTGAACAGTCTGTTGGTTTGTATGTCTTGCAGACAGCTTAGCCATATTACCACGTCCTTCTTCTGCGATATCCGCCAACTGGCTTGGTAGGGCTGTCCCAATAGCTGCATGAATATATGCCAGTAGGAGGAACGTGAAGTATATTCATGATCTGCTGATATATCGTGCTGTAAACCGTGCTGTCCTGGGATACATCGTACTCATTCTCAATCGACATTCTGATATTTGCGTACTCTATCAACAGGTCGTCAAAATCGTTTGGGAGCGGTGATTTATCAGTTATGCTCAATTCAGAAATATCATTTATTAGTTGTATGTGGTAGAATGTATCTTTTTGAGGAACCGGATATAGATTTATTGATGTGCCAGCTAGGTAGAATATTTCAGGGTTGCCGGTCCGATCTATATCTCCCGTTATATTCATTGAGCTCGATTCGTCTATAGCATGTGTTTTGTAGGAAGTGAAAATCTCTCTAGAGAAAACCTTTGTTGTGTTGTGAAATACCAGATTCCGATTATGGTATACCTTCTGGCTGTAATACAACTCGGTCGATGATTTTACTTCATCTCCCGCCCGAACACATAGTATCTTCAGAGGCCTGGTAGATAGTGAAATCCTTCCAGTTCCAGCAGTAAGCGTACCCGTAACAGGATCAGCCTCCAGCATTTCTGGCCGGATGTCTGCAATTGTACGGCGAATAAAACGTATACCATTATTGATTGTGTCTACGATCTCGTCATCATCATAAGTGATGGAGTCAGGATCATGTATCATTCTGCGGATGCGCTTAACCAATGTTGCAATCGGCAGCATATCGTCACCTCCATCCAATAAAAAAGCCCAGGATCATAAACCCTGGGCCAAGCAACAACAAAATCAGTCGTCGGCAGAAGAAGTGAGCACATTGATGCAGCCGAAATCGGTAGCAGTGCCGTCGCCGTCATAATCGAATGCGGCCTTCTTGATGCCGAACATCCGCCCAAAGGCGAATCCAGCCTGGTTGTCATAGTCGAATTTCTTCTCGTTCCACGTCGGATTGTTGCCTACAGCCATGACTGCAGCCTGAGCTCCGAGGAAGAGCGCGTGGCCAACCTTTACGCCGGAAGCACCGGTGGCCGTGCGGCTGATGCGGTTACACTGGTGAAGCACAACACCGTCATACATGCCGAGAGCACCCGTGAAGATCGGGTTATCATTGCCGCGGATGTTTGCATACTGCTGCGCATTGATCCATTTCTCATCGTTCATGAGGTCGCGTGCCTGCCACTGATCAACAATGAGGATATAGGTATCCGCACCATTGACCTTGATTGGCTTAACCATGGTGTTCTCGTCCGCAGTGGCAACACGCTTAGCCTTACCGATCAGGGCAGCCGAGAACTTGTCGCTGGCAGTAAGCGCGCTTTCAGCTTCAGCTGCACCGGAATATACGATACGGTCCTTAGACGGTGCTGTCGTAAGCGCCGAGAAAATATCCTTATCAACCTTGGTTGCGAGCCAGTCAGCCAGGGCAGTCTTAGCATCATCACGCATAGACTGCTGCGTTTTCTGTTCCTCGAACTGGCCTGCGATGCGTACTGCGTTGCGGACCTGGTTGATGGAAATCTCAAAATCCCGGTAAATGAGGGCTTCCTCATTGCCTTCCAGTTCATTGTCTCCGGTTACGCCGGCAGCGCTGAGCGGCATAAGCAGTGGGATATTGATGCTGTCTCCTTTGCCCTTCTGCAGCTCGGTCTTGATCTGAACGATGTTGTCAGCACCGTTACCAGTGAATTTAGAAAAGAAAGCCTGTCTCATGCCGGCTTCCCAAGTATCTTTGGCCCAAGCCTTCATAATCAGGCTTACGGGAATTGTAGTCTTTGCCATTTGCTATCGTCCTTTCAATAGCAGGCAGTCATTTCCCGAGCAGCATGTTCTGATACTGTTCGGGGATTTTATCGAACGGCATAGTGTCGAGCATTTTTTCAAGCTGCTCTGCCGTGATATTTCCGCCCACGTCTGCGGATCCGCTTACGGACTGAGATCGTGGGAACGACTTTGCCTGCTTCACTTTATCCATCGAATTACTGTTTTTCTTTGCTGTAGTTACTGGGTGCTGCGACCGGTATGCAGTCTGGGCGTCCGTGTAATATCGCTTGATCAGCATGATATCCTGCGGAGATGCCACATTACGCTCAATGCGCTGATAGGCCGCTGCCACTACCGGCTGCTCACTCTCAGATAGACTGTTGAAGTAATCATTATTAGCGTATGAAACGATATCGTTGTAATCCGGTTCAGCCGCTTTTTCGCGATAGAAATTATTGAAATCCTGGACGCATTTATTGTGCACCGATAGGAACTTCTGTGTTTCTACTATGCGCTGCTGCTGCGCCTGTCTGATGCCAGTATATACGTTAGTCATTGCAAGATTATATGCAGTCTGCCATCCCTGCTTGCGCGGGTCTGTATCGTCCATATACTCCATGCTGTCCAGATCGTCTTTCGACATACCGGTCATGCGCATTGCTTCCTGCGTGGCAGCCTGTTTCAGTTTATCAATGACCTCGGGCGTGAATTGGGCCTGAGGCTGTGCTGGTGGCTGCTGCTGGATCTGCTGCGGCTGCTGAACCTGCTGTGGTACAGATTGCTGCTGGCTGTTCAGCTTCTGCTGATAAGCTTTGAGCTGTTCCTCAAGCTGGTGAACCTTGTCGACTTGCTGCTTGAATCTGCCGTACGGGATAGACTGATTCGGGAGCTGAGGATCGTCGGACTGTTTGGTATCGCTGTCAGCTTCAGCGGATGACGTTTCCTCGGTACTCGTATTGTCAGTGTTTTCCTCGTCATTGTGTTCTTCGGCAGTGTTGGCAGCCTCGGCCATGATTTCTCGGGCGGTCTCTTCCGACACGCCAGCGAGTTCATCAGGAATAGGCTCGTCGTGCTGTTCACCAGCTTCGGACGGCTCATTCTCTGTAGATGCCGTGGACTCTGTTACATCAGTCGTATTATCCTGCTGCTCAGTGGTTT